CCCGGAGGCCTCGCCGATCGTGGCCGCCGTCAAAAAACTCACGGCCCAGGCCTGACGCACCAGACCCAGAAAGGACTGAACCATGACCTCCATCACCGAACAAAACAACCTCGGCGACCTGTTGAAGTACGAAGCCCCCAACCGCTATTCGCGGGACGTCGCCACCATCGCCGCTGGCCAGAGCCTGCCCTTGGGCACGGTACTCGGCCGCAATGCCAGCGATGGCAAGCACTACGCCATCGACCCCGCCGCCACCGACGGCACTGAGGACGCCATCGGGGTGCTGGCCAACGCGATCGATGCCACCAATGCCGACCGCAGCGACGCCATCCTGATCGCCCGCCACGCCATCGTGGCCAAGACCGCGCTGGTCTGGCCGATTTCCCTCACCGGCGCCCAGCGCATGGCCTACGAGCAGCAGCTGGCCGAGCGCGGTGTGCTGGTGCGTGAATCCGCCTGACCTACGTCCTAAACCTGCCCGTCTTTCATCCCCGAACCCGCCTGGCCGTCTGGCTTGCGCGGGTTTCGTCATTTCTGGAGCCTCGAATGAACAACCCGTTTCTGAACCCTGGATTCTCGATGGCCAGCCTCACCGCCGCCATCAACCTCATCCCCAACCGCTATGGCCGCCTGGAGGCTTTGAACCTGTTCCCGGCCAAGCCGGTGCGCACCCGCCAGATCATCGTCGAGGAGTACGCCGGTAAGCTCAACCTGCTGCCCACCAAGCCGCCTGGCTCGCCCGGCACGGTCGGTGAACGTGGCAAACGCAAACTGCGCTCCTTCGTCATTCCGCACATCCCGCACGACGATGTGGTCCTGCCCGAAGAGGTCCAGGGCATCCGTGCCTTCGGCTCCGAGACCGAGATGGAGGCCATCTCCGGCGTGCTCGCTCGTCACCTGGAGACCATGCGCAACAAGCACGCGATCACGCTGGAGCACCTGCGCATGGGTGCATTGAAGGGTGAAATCCTGGATGCCGATGGCAGCGTGATCAGCAACCTCTTCACCGAATTCCAGATCACCCCGCAATCGGTCAACTTCGATCTGGCCAATGCCAACAGCGAGGTGAAGGGCCACTGCTACGACTTGCTGACCAAGATCGAAGACGCCCTGCAGGGTGAATTCATGACCGGTGTGCATGTGCTGTGCTCGCCGGAATTCTTCCGGGCACTGACCACCCACAAGGAGGTCAAGACCGCGTACACAAACTGGCAGCAAGGTGCAGTGCTCATCAACGACGTGCGCTCGGGCTTCACCTACGCGGGTGTCACCTTCGAGGAGTACCGGGGCCAAGCCGCTTACCTGCAAGCCAATGGGGAGCTTGGCACCCGTCGCTTCATTGCAGCAGGTGAGGCCCATGCCTTTCCGCTCGGCACCGTCGACACCTTCGGCACTTACTTTGCCCCGGCCGACTTCAACGAGACGGTCAACACGCTGGGCCAGTCTCTGTACGCGAAACAGGCGCCGCGCCAGTTCGACCGTGGCACCGACCTGCACACCCAGAGCAACCCGCTGCCCATGTGTCACCGCCCGGGCGTGCTGATCAAGCTGACCGCCTGATCCGATGCAAGTTGCATTTGAGCGGGCGGTCTTGCGCCTGTTCGCCCGGCTGGGGGTGCCCGGCACCTACCGGCTGGCCGATGATCGCGAGATCGCCACGCGATTCATCGCCAAACAGGCCGATGTGGTCGAGTCCTTCGGCGACACCCGGCTGGTGGTGGCCGCCCACCGCTTCGATGTGATGGCTCGTGACGTTGCATCTCCCCGCGAGGGCGAGCGCTTCACTGTTGCTGGCCAGACCTACCAGGTGGTGGGTGAACCCCTGGCGGATCGGGACCGCTTGATCTGGACGCTGACTGGAGCACCGCTATGAAGCTCATAGCGGCACTTGCTGGCAATCTGGATCAGATGCTGGCCGATGAAGTGCGCATTGCTGAACAGGCGGTCACGCATTCCATCCGTGAAGCCACCGATGGCCTCAAGACCGAGTTGCGCAGCCAGGTCACCGGCGCGGGCCTCGGCCAGCGCTTGGCCAACACCTGGCGCGCTGAGGTCTATCCCAAAGGCAAACTGAGCACCAAGGCCGCAGGCCTGGTCTACAGCCGGGCGCCCGTCATCGTCGGCGCCCATGATCAGGGGGCCACCATCCGTTCCAAGGATGGGTTCTGGCTGGCGATCCCGCTGCCGGCTGCCGGCAAAGGCCCACGCGGCAAACGCATGACCCCCGGTCTTTGGGAAAAGCTGCGCGGCCAGCGCCTGCGTTTCATCTACCGCCGGGGCAGACCCTCCCTTCTCGTCGCAGAAAACCAGCGCGCCCGCCAAGGTCAACGCGGCGGCTTCTCGGCCGCCTCACAAAAGGCCCAGGCATCCGGCCGAGGGCTGGTGACGGTGCCGATGTTCCTGCTGGTGCCCCAAGTGACCCTGAAGAAGAAATTCGACATCGACCGCAGCGCGCGTCGCTGGATCAGCACGCTGGCCCAGCGCATTGCCAACCGTTTCGATGAAGCCGACCGCAAAGGGGCAACGTCATGAGCCAAAGAGAGAACGCCATCGGTGCTTTGTTCGCGGTCCTCGGCCAGTTGTCACTGGGCACGATGGTCAAACGCAATACCGCCTTGCCCGAGCGCATCTCGGACCACGCCATGGCGATTCTGCGCGACGGCGAGATGGGCGAACCCGAGGTGTCGCTCTCGCCACTGACCTACCACTGGCAGCACCAGGTGGCCATCGAACTGTTTGTGGCTGATCCGGATGCCGCTGCGCGTGATGCACGCATGGACGGTCTGCTGGTCGAACTGGCGGCCCTTATCGAAGCCGACCGGACGCTCGCCGGTGTCGTCGAATACGCCGAAATCGGTCAACCGAGGTTCGATGAACTGGCCCCCGAGGGCACGAGCGGCATCAAGGCCTGCCTGCTCCCTGTGGTCCTGCACTACAGCAGTGCCGGACCGCTTTCCTGAAATCACATCTGAAATCACATCCAAAAGGAGTTCTGTATGGCCCGTGCCTACGGCGCGAACGCCAGCCTCTTGGCCGCGTTCGAATCCACCTATGGCAGCACCCCGGTAGATGGCTACTGTCAGTTGCCCTTTGTCTCCACCTCTCTCGGCTCCGAGCAGGGGCTGATCGCCAATGACCTGATCGGCCTCGGCCGTGACCCGAGTGCACCCATCCGCGACGTGATCAAGGTTGAGGGCGACATGGTCGTGCCGCTGGACGTGCGGCACATCGGCCTGTGGCTGAAGGCCTTGCTGGGTGAGCCCACCTCGGTGGGGACGGGCGTGGTGACTCACACCTTTGCTTCAGGCAAACCGAGCCTGCCCAGCCTCACCCTGGAAACGGGTCTGCCGGACATCCCGGCCTGGTTCGTCGCCTCCGGCGTCATGGTCAACAGCCTGCAGGTGGGCTTTGCCCGCTCGGGAGCCGCGAATGCCACGGTGGGTCTGGTGGCCCAAGGCGAGGTGCGGCGCACCGCCACGCTGGATGACACCCCGGCCACTCGCGAATTGCAGCGCTTCAACCAGTTCCAGGGCCAAATTCTGCGAGAAGGCCAGGCGCTGGGCAACGTGGTTTCGGCGCAGCTGACCTATGCCAACAACCTCGAGCGCATCGAGACCATCCGCTCCGACGGCAAGATCGACGGGGCCGATCCCACGGTGGCAAGCCTCACCGGCAACCTGGAAGTGCGCTTTGCCGACACCACGCTGATCGATGCTGCCACCAACAACACCCCGTTGGAATTGACCTTTGGCTACGCGATTGATGCCGATCACCGGCTGACCTTCATCGCCCACGAGGTCTATCTGCCCAAACCCAAGCTCTCCATCTCTGGCCCCGGCGGCATCCAGGCCACCTTCGAGTGGCAAGCCGCCAAAGCCACGAGCGTGGCGCGCATGTTCACCGTCGAGCTGGTGAACGACGTCTCCTCCTACTGATATCCCGACCGAGGTCTTCAATGATCAAACTGAACCTTCCGCGTGAACCGCACTGGATCACGCTGGCCGCCGGCGTGCGCCTGCAGGTGCGTCCCGCCACCACGGCACTCGTCATGGCCGCCCGTCATGCCGCTTCCAAGGTCGCCGGCACCGATACTGCTGCGGCTGGGGAGCGCACCGCGACGCTCATCACGGAACTGGCCAAGCTGGCTGTGCTGGCTTGGGAAGGTGTGGCCGACGACAAGGGCAAACCGGCTCCTGTCACGCCTGAGGG